TGACCAACTCAAAGGATCGCGGGATCAGCTTCAAGGTTGGCCTGGACGGGCGTATTCCTTTACCGGGCTACGTCATCCCTGTTGCGGATGAGCTGCTCGCTGGGCGCGCAATCGGTGGGCGAATCTCGGCGGCTGCCGGCCGGGTCATCACGCTGGACCGGGAAACCCAAGCCAAGACAGGCGACAGGCTAATCTTGAACCTGCCTAACGGTAACTGCGAAGGTCGCACCGTGCAGTCAGTGGCCGGCCGTGCGGTGACGGTAACCACGTCCTATTCGGCTGCGCCTGAGGCAGAGCTTGTCTGGGCGCTAGATGCCGACGACCTGGCCGTGCCGTTGTATCGCGTGACCTCTGTATCTCGACCAGAGGCTGGCGTGTTCGAGATCTCGGCCGTCCAGTACGACCCGAGCAAGTTCGCTCATATCGACACCGGCGCGCGCCTGGAAGAGCGTCCTATCAGCGTGATTCCGATCACCGTCGTTCCGGCGCCGGCGAGCGTCACCGTCACGTCGAACTCGGTTGTGTCCCAGGGCATCGCCGTCGCCACCATGACCATCAGCTGGCCTGCGGTCAACGGAGCTGTCGGGTACGACGTCGAATGGCGCAAGGACAGCGGCAACTGGATCAAGCTGCAGCGCACCGGCATGACCAGTGCCGACGTGGCGGGCATCTACGCCGGCGCCTACGTGGCCCGCGTTCGCGCCGTGAGCGCCTTCGACATCTCGTCGATTTGGCGCAACTCGATCCTGACCAATCTGAAGGGGAAGGAAGGATTGCCTCCGGCGGTTTCCTTTCTGCGTACAACCAGCAAGGTTTACGGGATCGGCCTGGAATGGGGTTTCCCTCCTGGTGCGGAGGACACGCAGCGTACTGAGATGTGGAACAACAAGGTCAACGACTTGACCACCGCCGTGAAGCTGGCCGATTTCGCCTATCCGCAGGCGAACCACGAAATGCAGAACCTCGTGCCAGGCACCAGCCTGTTTTTTTGGGCGCGCCTAGTGGATCGCACGGGGAATATCGGGCCATGGTATCCAGCGGTCAACGGCGTCAATGGCCAGCCGAGCATCGACCAAGCCGAATATGAGCAGTACTTCCTCGGCAAGATCCAGGCTTCCGCCCTGGGCCAGCAGTTGTTCGAAGAGATCGGCAAGATATCTGGCGATGGCTTGGGGGCGGTGAACGAGCGGATCGAGGTAGCCAAGCAGCAACTGGAGGGCCTGATCGGCGAGATAACCGACGCCATGGTGTACGACCCGCTCAAGCCTTACGTAAAGGGAGATGTGGTGCGTTTGGATGGGCGCTTGTTCTCGGCGCTGAAAGCGGTACCGGCGGGAACTACGCCGCCGAATGCTGAATTCTGGTACGACATGGGCACCATTGCCGAAACCACCAATGCGATGGCTTTGCAGATCCAGCAGCACACCACTCAGATTGACACGATCGACGGCAAGGTCACGGCTCAGGCTGCAACCGTTCAAGTCCTGCAGGCGGCATCACGGGATGACGACGGCACGGGAGCACTGAACGATGCGCTGAAGGGCTGGAGCAATACGGCGAGCATTGTTCAGAGTGACAAAGTGATCGCGGAGGAGAAGTTTGCCTCGGCCACGCGCTTCACTTCCATTGACGCAGCAGTTGGGAAGAACGCCGCCAATCTCACCACACTTGAGTCGGCCGTTGCCACGGACAAGGAAGCCACGGCGCAGAAGATTGAAAGCGTGACCGCAATGGCCAACGGTGCGACTGCCAAAGCGGAAACTGCCACCACGGCCATCTCAGGTCTTAACGGTAAGGTTTCGGCGCTGACTACCATCAAGACGTCCACTACGGTGGGCGGACGCACGGTGATGGCAGGCTTGGCCATAGGCGTTGAAGGTGAGCAGCAAGAGTCGCAGATCCTCGCATTCGCCCAACGCTTCGCGATCCTTGATGAGGTCAGCGGCCAGATGATTGCGCCGTTTGTGGTGCAGGGCGGCCAAGTGTTTATGAACACAGCGATCATTAGTCAGGCTTTCATCAAGGAGCTGGTTCTCGGCATGACATTGCGGTCTGCGGCGCTGAACTCGCAGGGGCTTCCGCTACTGGAAATCAACATCCCGGCAGGGACGCTCACGGTGCGTGGTCAATCTGACAGCGGTTACACGCTGTTGAACAATAACGGGATCTACGTTTACGACCTGAACTATATCGAGCGTGCCGCACTCGGGAAGATGACGTAATGGACTACTACGGCGCTAGAACGAAAAACGCGGCGGGCACTTTGACCCTCGATACTTCAATCATGACGGTTCGGTCGATTGTAACAAAGCAGGTCACCGTGCCGCCCATTACCAGCGACTTCACCAGTTTCATCAGCATGCCGGAAATTACGGCGCAGTCATTCGTCTGCGTCACGCTTCAAACTCAAGCCAGTGAGTCCGTCTCATTGCCTGCGGTGTTCTGGTCGACAGGCCAGCTTAGGGTGAGGCGAGGGCAGGGGGTGGTACTCAACGTTTTTATTCTGACCTACCAATAGGAGGATGGCATGGACTACGGATTCAGATCGCGCAACGGTCAGAACTTCTCTCAGATCGACAGCGAAAACAGAGTCCTAAACGTCGCGACATCCGGTAGTTACACCATAGGCAAGCCCCCGGGCGCGCCCACAACGATTACCCAGGCCGTGATCACTTACCCTGTACCCATAACAACAACCGAGGCCCCGCACGTATTCCTCAATCCAACCAACCAGGGCATGTACCACACGCTGATGCATACGGGCGGCCCGGGCAACTGGACGGGGTTCTACTTCAAGTTGCAACTAATGCCGCCGTTCAACAGTTCCGACTGCAGCGGCAAATGGCTGGTGGCGACCTTCCGCTCTACATCGCCGCCCAACCAGTACGATTTGCGGCTGCGCAATGCAGCCAACGAACAGATTTTTGTCGGGGCGGACAACTTGCTGGTGATGACCGGCTTGCCCATCAATGAAGGTTGGTCACTCGACAATCGCGGCCAAGAGCAGTCCGGTGTGTATTGGTCTGGTTATCAGATGCCATGGACGGGCGCTTACGAGGATTACTTTCTCGCCTCAACTTTGCTCGGTGGAAAGATCAACAACGGCAACACCATTCTCGATACGCCTTGCGGTTTTCACGCTGGGGTGCGCGCAACCCTGAATGGGTATGTGGGAGCTCTGGTGAGTTCGGAGGGTGGCACAGCCAAGAGCGGTAGGACCACTTTTGCCGCCAGACCGATGCGCCCGCTCTGATTAAGCCCGTACCAATAGCCCGCCAAGTGCGGGTTTTTTATTGACCAAATTAAGGAAGCACTATGCCTTGGCTTAGAGGTGGAACGGTTGCCGTTACCAATGGGTCAACCACCGTCGTCGGTACGAACGCAGACTTTGCAGCGAACTCAAGGGTTGGTGACGCATTCGTTGGCCCGGACGGTATCAATTACGAGATTGGCAACGTCGCAAGCGCGACGGTGATCTCAATTATTCCCGCCTACAAAGGCCCGACCGCTAGCGGGGTGGCTTACGCCATCATGCCGGTGCAGGGATATCCCAAGGCGCTGGCGGATGCGTTCAACAACATCAATCTGCAGTGGGGGCTAAAGCTGGCCGCACTGGGGACCACCGGCAACTACGATATTTTACCGGTCATCAAAGGGGGAACTGGCGGCAGCGATCAGGCAACCGCTCGCACAGGCCTAGGGCTTGGATCGGTTGCAGTTGAAAACACCGTACCGCTTGCCAAGGGTGGCACAGGTGTCACGGATGGGCGTGCTATTTTTCCTGAAGTGGGAGTTCAGCAGGCATCGGCGCGCTACAACATTCAGGGCATGTACATGGGGTGGAACAGCAGCTCTCAAGGAGAGGGGCATTTCATTGTCAACAGAGGGGGCGGCGCTGGCGGGTACACATGGCGATCTGTGAACGCAGCGAACACCGCCACCGGGCCAACCATGAGCTATTCATATGACGGCTTGCTCACCGTTCCTACCTTAAGCGTTACTGGCGCACCTATTCCAATCGCATCAGGAGGAACTGGCGGAAATACTCAGGCAGCCGCCAGAACCGCGCTTGGCGTAGGCATGGGGCAACAAGTTCAGTTTGCGGGCCTTGAGCTTTCGGCTGGTACACCGTACATCGACTGGCATTACAACAGCACGGCCGCAGACTATGACGTGCGCCTTATCAACGATACAGCAGGAACTCTAACCCTTGACGGGCGATTTGGTTCAAAGGGAACTTGGTGTCGGCTAGGATTCAGTGGCGCTCGCGGC